GCTAAGATTGGAAACAACTGGTATGACACTCACTAGAATGGCTCACCTATACTTAGTTGGTGGTTATATATATTATATATTAGATGATAACATAATGGAAGACTCTGAATATAATTATATATGTAGAAAACTTTATGACAATTATGATAATTTTGAATATAAATATAAATATTTATTAGAAAAAGATAATCTTAGGGCATCTACAGCATATACTATAACAGAAGAAGATTATCCAGATTTCATAAAAAGAAGTGCTAAGTACTTTCTAAGAGAAAGAGGATAGATGAATCAAAGTAAGAAAGCAAGAATAAGGAACTGGTCTAAGACATTTGAGTTCTTTGGTGCTAGAAAGTGTATGATGTGTGGTATTGAAAGTGATATGCCTATATATGAACTACACCACCATGACCAAGAAGGAAAAGAGACTAATCTATCTAGTATAATGCATCATGGGTTTGCTAAGATAGAGAAAGAATTAAGGAAGTGTATATTACTATGTAGTAATTGTCATAGAATAACACACCATATTGAAAGACAAAGGAAGAATTAAATGATTATAGAGAATATATGTGAATGGAATGAATCAAGAGGGCTTACACAGGAGCCAATTGATGTTAGCTTAGAATATGAGATGATTAAAGAAGAACTAATCGAGTTACTAGTAGCAGATACTAGAGTAGATGTAGCAGATGCACTTGCTGATATTATCTTTGTAGCTGTAGGTAGTTTATACAAGTTAGCTGGGACCTCAGATAAGGTTAAAGATATTCTTATGGTAGTACAAGCAGCTAATGACTTAAAGAAGAGTGATACAGTAGGTGGTAAGATTACTAAACCAGAAGGATTTGTAGGACCTGAGAAGATGATTGAGGTAATTTTAAATGGATAGTGATTGGGCTTTTTATATTTGTGTAACTATACTTATAATATTTACAGCAGGGACACCAGACTTACTAGATGCTATTATACAAAGGATATCTAATGGTTAATCAGTTTCTATGTACTATGAAATCTGGTATAGAGATTGTTTCAGCTACAGGAAGTACAGCTATGGAGGCTTGTAGTAATGCTTTCCTAGTGATGGAGTCTCATCATGCTATTATTGAAGGGCTTACTGTAGTACAGATGGCTGAAGGTGTATGGATATGGTAGTAAACTTTGAGGCAGAGAATGTAGGGAGAGGCTATAACTATACCTTGTACCCTAGAGTATGGGAAATGAACATCTCAAAGGCTCAAGCACTAGCATTGATTAGTGATTTACAGCGAGCATTAAAAGAATTGGATGAGGGAATCATAGATGAATGAAGAAGAATTAGTAGGTAAGATAGTATTATTATCAAGTAAGATAAGTAAAGTAGAAGACCCAAAAGAATTAAGCAAACTACTCAGAGAATTAGCAGATTTATATGATGTAATGAGTGAGGGGATTATAGATGAGTAAGATAGAAGCATTAGATCTAATACATAAGAAATATAAATCTTATACTAATTGGTTTGACTATCATCAATATGTAATGAAAGTAGTAGGAGAGATAGATGAATGAGACAGCTACTTTTATTAAACATGATGAAGTAAAGAATAGATTAGAATTACTAGAGCCTAAATTTATTCAAGGTGTAGGGAATATTATTACCTTTGGAGCTAATAAGTACTCAGCTAATAATTGGAAGAATGCCAAAGAAGATGATGTAGAAAGAATTAAAGGTGCTTTACTAAGACATATATACCAGTACTTAGATGGAGATAAACAGGATAATGAGACAGGATACTCACACTTATACCATGCAGGGTGTAACTTAATGTTCCTAGACTATTTTGATAGAGAGGGAATTAATGAGTAAGATACAGGATGATTGGTTAATCAGTACATATAGACCTAAAGATTGTGACTATAGTGTTACAGACTTATGTATGAGTAGTGCTCAATTATGGGCGAAGGCTAATACAGAATATGAAGCTGATAAAGATAGTAAGATGGTAGGGTTCAAGTCCTACTTAGGTTCAGCCCTTCATAAGATGATTGAAGAAGTAGATGAAGATGGAGTAATCAAAGAGCTCACTTGGGTAAAGACTATGAAAGATGGTACTAGAGTAGGAGGCACAACTGATGAACTTAGATGGAGATACTCTATTGGACAATGGAGACTAGGAGATGTTAAGCTTAAAGGTGACTATCCTACTAAGAAGTTCTTAGGTATTGGAACTAAGGCTAACCCTACACCTAAACCTGAACAAGAGAAAGAACAACTACAAATGAGTATCTATAGATGGTTATTCAAAGGCTTGTTTGATATAGAAGACAAAGGAGTTATCTATCTATTCACACCAGGTCATGCCTCCTATGCAGCTTATCCAGAGTACCAAGAAGTATGGTTAGACTTACTACCTGTAAGTACTATAGATACATATATCAAAGGTAAGTTAGCTGTAACTAAACAAAAGGAACAACCAGAGAAGGACTGTCCAGACTGGATGTGTAACTACTGTGCTTATCAAGAGGCTTGTAATTACTATGAGGTTCCACCAGAGAAATGTGGTAAAGGCTTTGGGAATGAATCCTAAGCACTGCCATCAACCATTAACTACCTTTGAATCAGGTGGTTTCTATATGCTACATGCTTGTAAGGTATGTGGGTATGGAATATTTACAAATAAGATAACAGGAAAAGAAGTATGAATTTAGAGAAAATTGAAGAGTTAAAAGATTATGTTACAGATGAGCTAACAGAAATCTATATTACATTAGAAGGTACTAATAGTGAGTACAAGGAAATGGTAGTAGGCAAGGTAGAGGCTACTCTAGAAATCTTTGCCCAGATTACAGATGCTATGAAGGCTGATATTGCTAGTGAACTAGATGGTGTATTGATTGGTGATGTAGTGGATGAGTAAGAAACTCTATGACATACATGGAGCTGACAGTCTAGAGGAAACATTAATAGGTGGTAACCCATCAGGTCTACTAAACTTTAATAGGACTAGATATAAGTGGGCTACTAGTATATATAAGACAATGAGAGATTGTTTCTGGACACCTGAGAGTGTTAATACATCAGCTGAGAGTAAACATTATTCTAAACTAGATGATAAGGATAAGTTTGCTTATGATAGAGTATTTGCACAGCTCTCTTTCCTTGATAGTCTAGTAGCAGACTCTTTGATGGATAATCTAAATGGTGTTATTACTAATAAGATTGTTAATGCATGTTTGATTGAACAAGCAGCTCAAGAAGTACTACACTCTAAGAGTTATGCTGTACTACTAGCTGATACAGTAGATGATAGTGACTCAGTATTTAATCTATACAAACAAGACCTTACTCTTAATGCTAAGAATACAGAAGTACATAAGATGTTTACTGAACTTACTGAAGGAGAGGTAACACCAGAGAAGATTTACTATGCTCTAGTAGCTAATCAATTACTAGAAGGTATCTTCTTCCAAACAGGATTTGCTACTATCTATCACTTAGGGGATACTATGGTAGCTAGTGCTAGTATGATTGCTGAGATTCATAAGGATGAGAATAACCATATTGCTTTATTTGAGAATATGATTAGAGAGTTCCAGAAAGAGAATCCAGACCTACCTTGGTTCCTAATTAGAGCTAAGACTAATGCTATGTTTGATAAGGCTTATGAGTTAGAGAGTTCTTGGATGCACTATATACTAGGACATTCATACAGTAAAGAGATTACAGATGCAACAGTAGCTTACTTTATTAAGAAGAGACAAGCTAAGATTGGTATGTATGACCATGAGGCTGATAAGTATGGCTTTGGTTTTGAAACACCACTAGTAAAGAAACTTAATCAGAGAAGCTCAGGTAATGATACAAAGACTAATTTCTTTGAAGGTAAGGTTACTACCTACTCTAAACAAGAACTAGACTGGGATGACTGTGGAGGTACTACAACTCAAGAATGGCATCATGTAACACAACAAACATTTGAAAGTGCAGTAGCCAGTAAAGATAAATCAGTAGTAGATATTGAGGATAGAAGTGGAGAATGCGTAGGATGCCAGTAGAATATATACATAGAGCCTTAAAACTGGTTTATTTAATGCCTTGTGAAACAGAAGATGATGATATTAATAAAGATGATATTATAAAATATCTTAAAAAGGCACTGGAGGATATGGAATGTCAATAAGAAAAGTAGAGAAGCTCTATGGATTAAATGTGTTATCTAATCAATGGGCTGATATGAATTACAAGGATGTATTAGAAAGTAAGATTAGATTAGCTTGGGCTAGGATAGAATACCTAAATAAAGCTGATATCTATTCAAGAGACTTTCATAATATTAATGAATGTGTAAAAGCAATAAAATTTAATGAAGACTTATTAAAGGAAATCTAATGATGGAAATTGGGCCTAATGAGATACAAGAAGCTATTGAAGTCCTAGGTGATGGGAAGCATCAGATGAAAGATATAGAGAACCAGATTATTATTAATAGACATAATAAGAAGGCTCTAGAGAAAAAATGTAGGAAGTCTACTAAGAAGTAGAAGCAAAAGGTAAAGATACTTATAATCATTATGATAGTTACTATGGCCTATTGAATTAGTTTAAAAAGCGTAGTAGTAAGTACAGTACACTTTACCTATATCTATTAATAATATTAAGCTTAGTATTAAAGAGAGCAAAAATGAGAGAAGAGAAGTTACCTACATACACTGTTGATTTACTTAAGATAATGGACAGTTGGTATGAAGACAGATTGATAGACCCTACGGAGATGAGTGAGATAGAATACTATAAACTTGCTGGTAAGATTGAGTTAATCAGAACATTAAAAGTAATGGCTGAAAGATGAACTTACAAGAGTTAAGTATACTACATGGTTGGGAAGAGAATGATTTACTCCTATCTAAGCAGACCTCAGTAGTCTATAGAGAGTTTAAAGAAGGTGTAGTAATCCTTAGTGATATGGGTGCTTATTATATACTATCTTCTTTCCATAAAGATGATTACTATACACTGGATATGTGGAGAACTATTAGAAGTATATTAATTAACTTTAGAGATAAAGATATACTAGTAGGCTTCTCTAGTAATGAAGAGAGGCTCCTAAGAGCTTCAGAGAAGTACAACTATATCCTTGAACATAAGGGATTAGTATTATTCCCTAGACAAGAAAAGGATAAAGATGAGTAAAGGATTAAACCAGACTCAAGGATTAGGTAGACTCGCAATGGCTGTTAGTTCTTTTGGTTTCTCTGAAGTAGCAAGAGTTGCAACAGCTGAGATTCCAGATATGACAGGACCCACAGGCCCTACTAGTATTGCTACTGGTATGACTGCTAAGACAGGAAGTGGTAAGACTTTAGAAGGTGATAGTACTAGAGCTACTAGAAGAAAGAAAGTATCACAAGGTAATAAACAATTTAGAGTCCCTCTAGCCAGCCAAGGTGTTAATTCATCTGGTGGTATTGGTACTAATACAGGGAGTATATAATGGATTTACACTCCTTACAAGAAGAGTATGGTACAGCTGGTAATCAATGGCAGAAGTTAGTAACTAAAAGAACTAGCTTAGAGTCCACTTGGAAAGACTGTGCTAAACTTACATTACCATACATCTTCCCTGAAGAGAATCAAGATGAGGCTATGTATATGCCTACACCTTATAATAGTATTGGACCTTCTGGTGTAAATGCACTAGCTAGTAAACTACTATTATCATTACTACCTCCTACTGGTACTTTCTTTAGATTGATGCCTTACGAGGAACTGATTGAAGGTATAGAACCTGAAGAACTTAAGGCTATAGATGCAGCCCTTTCTAAGATAGAACAAGATGTAGTAGCTACTATTGATACACAAGGACTAAGAGTAACTTTATTTGAAGCCTTGAAACAGTTAGTAGTTACAGGTAATGTTCTATTGTATAAGGTTCCAGGTAAGAGTTATAAAGTACACTCACCTTATGAGTATGTAGTACAAAGAGATTTTGTTGGTAATGTTACTAAGATAATCATTAAAGAGTCTATCTCTGAGTCTGTATTACCTACTAAGATTATTGAACAACTTGAACTAGCAGAGAGTGAAGATAAGTCTGATAAAGATAAAGATGAGAAGACTATCTATACTTGTATTCTAAGAGAAGGGCCTAATAAGTTCTTAGCTTATCAAGAGATAGATGGTATTGTACTTGAAGAAACTATTAAGAGCTACACTGAAGACTTATTACCTTACTTACCTTTACGTTGGACTAATGTTAATAATGAGGACTATGGTAGAGGATTAGTAGAACAGTATTTAGGTGACCTTAGAAGTTTAGAAGGACTCTCTCAGATTATTGTAGAAGGTTCAGCTATTATGTCAAAGGTAATCTTTGGTAAAAGGCCAGCCTCTACTACCTCTATTGAAGACTTAGCTAATGCAAGGAATGGTGAGTTTATTGTAGGTGACCTAGAGAAGGATATTACTACACTAAGAGTAGATAAAGCTTCTGACTTTAATATACCTTACCAACTTATGCAATCACTAGAGGCTAGACTAGCTAAAGCTTTCTTAATGATGAATACAAGAGATAGTGAGAGAACTACTGCTACAGAAGTAAGAGCTAACCAGAATGAGCTTAATGCTGTTCTAGGTGGTACTTTCTCTGTATTAGCACAAGAGTTCCAACTACCTACTCTTAGACTCTTATTAAATGAAATAGAACCTAAAGCAAGTAAGATTGCTGACCCAGCTATTGTATCTGGTATCTCTAGTATCTCAAGAGAGAAAGACTTAGAGAACCTTAATATGATGGCACAGAGTATTGCTGCATTTGGCCCAGAAGCTATAGCACAATATATGGATTTAAAAGGATACTTTACCCAACTGGCAGTAGCCTTAGGTATTGACCCTGAAGTAGTTGTCAAGAGTGAAGAACAAATTGCTCAAGACCAAGCACAGATGCAAGCCCAACAGCAAGCACAACAACAACCACAAGGAATGTAAATGGCAGTAACAGTACAAGGAGATATGATTATCTCTACAAACTCAAGAGAAGATAAAGAAGCATTTAAGGCAGCATGTGCAGAAGCAATGAAGCCTAAAGAAGTAGAAGCAGTACCTGAGGTCGTAGAAGCCCCAGTAAAGAAGACAACTGCTAAAGCTAAAGCAGAAGACAAGGAGTAGTAGATGGAAGTAATTGGAGAACAAGTAACACCACCAGTAGAAGAAGTATTAGAAGAACCAACAGTATTACCTAGTGATGAAGTACCTTTCGAGATGCCAGAGAAATTTGCTGGTAAGACAGCTGAGGAAATTGCTAAGTCTTATGTGGAGCTAGAGAAGTTTAAGGCAAGTCAAGAGCCTACTCCTCCTAAAGAAGAGAAAACTCCTACACCTTCCCTAGAATTAGTACAAGAGTATATTACTAAAGCTACTGATGGTCTAACTGACGAACACTATGCAGAACTAGCTGAGAAAGGATTCTCTAAAGAACAAGTAGATGTTTATTCAGCTGGATTAGAAGCACAGTATAAAGCAGAAGGTGAGAAGATTCTTACTAGTATTGGTACAACTGAGGCAGAGTATAATGCAGCAGCAGAGTATATGCAGAAGAATTGGGACCCAGCTAGATTAACTAGATTCAATGATGCTGTTACTAATGCTACACCAGATGTACTACCATCACTATTAGAAACTGCTCTAATGGATTATAGACAAGCGACAGGTAATAAAGGACCTATTCTAGAAACTAAATCCATTGGTAAGTCTGATGGTAAAGTAAAAGGATATGCAGATAATGCAGAGTTCTACAAAGACATGAATGACCCTAGATATGGTAGGGATGCTAAGTTTATGGCTGCTGTAGAGGCTAAGATGCAAGCATCAGGGGACATCTTTTAAGATGCCTCTAGTCAAGTTCAATAAGGCATATAAGGTTTCCTCTCTCCTTCCTTGTGTGTCTTATTGAGCCTGAGAGAGCTGTTCTAAGGAACACTAACAAAGATAACTCAACAATTGTTGGATAAAAGAAATGTAGTACTCTAGGTACTTAAAACAATCTAGGGTATGGCCTAGAGTAATATTATTAGGAATTAATAAATGGCAAATTTTGTATCAACATCTCCCAATCAGGCTGAACTAGCTGGTGACCGTAGAGCCACAGCACTGAAGCTATTCACTGGGGAAGTTATCAAGCATTTTGATGAGATGAACATGGCAATGGGTACTATTAAACAGCGTACTATTACTGGTGGTAAATCTGCTCAGTTCATGGTTACTGGTAAGGCTGATGAGGCTGATATTGGAACACATGTAGCTGGAGAGGATGTAGTACCAGTTGCACTTGCTGCTAATGAGCGAGTTATTACAATTGGTGGTAGATTCTACTATGCACAATTCATTGACAAACTAGAAGACTTGATTGGACAGTTTGAGATTCGTGGGGAAATGTCAAAGCAAGCTGGTGA